AAACAATTAATTTGTTTAACAAATAACGTATATCACGAAGCAGGCAGTGAATCTTTTGAAGGTAAACTAGCAGTTGCACAAGTCACATTGAACAGAGTAGAATCTGGTCGATTTGGTAGTAGTATTTGTGGAACAGTTTATCAAAAAATAAAGAGCACTTGCCAATTCTCTTGGGTTTGCCAAGGTAAGAAAGAAATTGCACATAAAGCAACCAAGCAATATGCTGCTGCAAAAGAGGCGGCCTATCGTGTCCTGGTCGAAGGATACAGAATCAAAAAACTACACAAAGCTTTGTACTTCCATGCATCCTATGTCGAACCAGGATGGAACAGGAAAGTAGTGGCAAGAATAGGCAACCACATATTTTACAGTTGACAGGTCGTTCATGATATGTTATACTGGTATCATTTGAGGAGTATTGTATGCCAACAAAGGATGAGATAAGTGAATTCAGTCAGAAGATAGAAAAGATTTCTGAAGAATTTAAATTAAATTATATTGATTCGATTTGTTTTCATTGTGAAAAGTCTGGTATGGAGATTGAGGTCGCTGCCACTTTAATCTCTGCCGCACTTAAAGCAAAACTAAAAGATGAAGCACAAAATCTAAATCTAATTAAGAAATCTTCTAAACTGCCTATATGATTATTGCACCAGAAAATTCTGGATTTGCTGCATACGCATTATACAATTCAATAAGATTGCATTTCACTTCAAAGACATACGATTATTTTAAGTACAATGGTAAAACCAATGTAACTAAAGATACATTTACCAAAAAGAAGGACAAGTTTACGTTTTATAAATTGGCAAGAAAGTATTCTTTGAATGATTTAAAAATGTTTTATGTTGCAAACTTTCTAGAAAAAACTGATGGTTGGGTAAATGATTTATTAAGTCAGGATGCAGAAGAGAACTATGTGAAATGGCAAAAGGTAAATCAATCACTCACATATATGTTTTCAAATGATCTTGACAAACTACTGGATTTAGTAGATAATCCATCTGATTTGTTAAAGGTTAAAAGTAATGAGTACCCTAAACTTCTATTGAATGTTATGAGTAAATTTACTCACATAGAGACATTGATTATTATGAATGATATATTAAATTTTTTTCCAATGTGGGAGAAGAAAATTGATGACACATATATTTGGCCAAACTTTAAAATGAAATGTGAAAAGTATTTACCTTTTATTTCTTACGACAAAACTAAATTTAAAAAAATACTAAAGGACAAGATTCAAAATCATGAAGATTAAGAAAATATGGTTGGACATGGATGGAGTTATTGCTGACTTTGAAAAAAGGTATGCAGAACTTTATAAAATTAATCCATCAACAATGCGACAAGATAAGTTTCATCCGAACTTTATGCATTTCATTGCAACAAAACAATTTCAAACATTAGACTTTATGCCACAGGCGGAACATCTAATTAAATATCTTTCATTATTGAAAATTCCAACAGAGATTTTATCTTCTACAGGAGTAAAGGACCATTTCCGTAAAGTTTCTTTACAAAAACGAACGTGGTTGAATAAACACAAAATACCGTTTAAGTCCACTTTTGTGCCTGGAAAAGAATATAAATACCAGTATGCGAAACCAGATGCCATTCTGATTGACGATACAGAATCAAATGTATTGGATTGGAGAAAGGCAGGTGGTATTGCTATTCTACACAAAAATGTCGAAGATACGATTAAACAATTACAATCGTTGTTGGCACACAACACTTGACACAATGTGTAATTTTGTATATAATGTATATATTGAATAAGTCGTTTATACTCCGTTCACACACCGTTATAAGGAAAAAATCATGGTAGATTTCGCAGCACTCAAAAGTCAACGTCAAAGTGGTAATCTCGATAAGTTGACAAAAGCAATCGAAGCACTTAATGCATCATCTGAAGGTGCAAAAGCTGTCGATAATTTCTGGAAACCAGAAGTCGATAAGGCCGGCAATGGAATGGCCACAATTCGATTCCTCGATGTATCTCCCGAGGATGGTGAAGATTCCCTCCCATGGGTTAAAATCTTTTCACATGGTTTTCAAGGGCCTGGCGGGTGGTTAATTGATAACTGCCTTACGACAAATAATGATAAATGCCCGGTTTGCGAACATAATTCCAGTCTTTGGAATTCTGGTATCGAAGCAAACAAAGAAATCGTTCGTAAACAGAAACGTAAACTTAATTATGTGGCCAATGTCTATATCGTTTCTGACCCTAAAAATCCAGAAAACGAAGGGCAGGTCAAACTGTTTAAATTCGGCAAGAAGATTTTCGATAAGATTACTGAAGCAATGAATCCTGCATTTGAGGATGAAAAAGCAATTAATCCTTTCGATTATTGGACTGGCGCAAACTTCAAACTGAAGATTCGTAAAGTTGATGGTTATCAGAATTACGATAAGTCTGAGTTTGAATCACCAAGTCCGTTGTTTAAAGACGATGCAAAGATTGAAAAAGTTTGGAAATCTCAGCATTCTCTTAAACTTTTGGTTGATGAAAAAGAATTTAAATCTTATGAGGATTTAAAGTCTCGCCTTGACAAGGTTCTTGGTCTATCTGGTACACCTGTTGCAAAAACGACAGTTGACCAGATTAAAGAATCACCAAAGGCAGTTCAACGTAAAGTCGAATCAGTTGATGAAGATGATGACGATTTGGCATACTTTTCAAAGTTAGCTGAAGAAGCATAAGTTTCTGACCCCGCTTCGGCGGGGTTTTTTATACCACCACGGTACTATTGTAAATAGAATCTCTAAAGGTACTTTCGTTAGTTCTTACTGGTGGAATAACACTTGATATTTTCAAATCATTATTATTCGCATCTCCCGGTACATTAATTATAGTTGGTGGCCTTGGTTCTGATTTTGGTGCCATTTGTTGAATATTCAAATTTTGATTGGTGCCTTGTGCGCCTTGTAAATTTGCACCCATAGGTGGAGAATCAGTACTGGATGCCGGTAATTGTGCCGCTGTGCCAGTTGTTGGTAATTGTTGTCCGACTTCAGTTGCAGATGATCCTTGACCTCCTTGACCTGGTGTTCCAACACGCGCAAATGCATTACCTATTTGACTTTGCACGGCAGGAGGCGGTTCTGGTGCAGCATCTTTAATAGCCTTCTCTACAATACCTGCAATAAGTTTAAGTCTCACATCTCTTTCCGGATCATCTTCAGGATTTATAGCAAAAACATCTTTATATACATCTCTTGTTAATTGCATTATATCAATGCCAAGACCTGCAGCAGTACCGACAAGTGGTATTGCACTAGCTGCACCGCTAGCAATTTCACCGGTGGCACCGACCACATCACCTTCTGTTAATAATCTTTTACCTGCAAAAAATCCACCAACTAAAAGTCCGGCAATAGGAAGTTTTTTAAGTGCTGACGATAAAGTAAATCCTGCAATTTTATTGGCTGCAATTCTACTTGCTGACGTTGTTGCTTGTGTTACTGTCATACGAGCAGCACGTTTTGTAACCAAATCTTGTATGCCGCCTAATATACCACCACCGGTGCCACCAGATTCTTCTTGTTGAGTAGGTCCTTGTAATCTACCAATTCTTGCCATTAATTTCTTTAAAGTTTCTAATAATATATTGTGTCGTTTCTGGTCTTCAATTTGTTTTTCTTCCAAGTAATTCTTTTCCAATTCTCTACGTTTAATATCATCTAAGTAATTTTTATTCATAAACGTATACATTTTATCCAAAACTTTAAGCAATGGATTATGTTCTTCTAAATTGTTTACTACTTTATTCGGTGTGCCAGTAAAATAATTTATATCTTCTTGTGACCTGCCCATAAGTCTACCTAATAATGCAGGACCTAATTTCGAACCACCAGTAATGAATTTTGCAATGTTTAATGGATCAAAAGTCTCTTTCATGCCTTTAATTTTGGCTTGCGTTCTTTGAGATAAAGTTTTCTTGACAGATTCTTTAACAGAACCGCCAGAAATTAAATTATCTGCCAGAAGATCACGAAGTCTTTTTCCTCTTATTTCTTTTGCTTCTTGATAATTCATTTATTTGCCTTTT